TGGCAGGCAATCCATGAAACGGGCGATTGGGGGGAACTGACTGTCATCGGCGCGGATATTGGGCGTGGCGGCGACGACTCTGTTTTGGCGATGAGACATGCCGACGCGATCCACGAACTGCGCCGATTCAACGAACGCAACATCATGCCTGTTACAGGGCGCATTGCCGGCATTCTGACGGGCAACAAATTTGCGAAGGCAATCATAGACGTAATCGGAATTGGGGCTGGCGTGGTGGATAGGCTAAGAGAGATGGAAGGATTGAGAGGCCGCGTCATGGCGTTTAGCGCGGCAAGCAAAACGACAATGCTAGATCAATCGAAAGAGGTCGGCTTTGCGAATGTGCGTTCGGCGGCGTGGTGGGCGGTGCGTGAAATGTTGTTGGCAGATGAAATTGCCTTGCCTCCCGACGATTTATTGACCGGCGATTTGACTTCGCCGCGCTACAAAATGATGAGCGGAGGGAAAATCCAGGTGGAAGCGAAAGAGGAAGTGAAAAAACGACTCGGGCGTTCGACCGATAGCGCGGATGCGGTCTGCATGGCGTATTTTGCTGAGAACCTATCCTCCGACGCGTCCGATCTTGACGGACTTGGAAAAATTGAGGATTACTCATCCCGCTGGGAATAAACAGGAGATATTATGACAAAACGAAAACGAACAAAACAGCCGGCTCAAACGCCGACAGCGCAAAATACAGAACTGGCCTCAGCGCGTTCGGACGTTCGGATCGTGTTCAACGAAATGGGGACGAGCGGGCTGAAAACCTTCAGCGGGTTTATCAATGAAGCATATAACACGGTTCTTACATGGCCTTCCTGCGCGCCATTGTACTCGCGCTTGCGCCGCTCCATGCCTGAGATCGCCGTTGTGCGCAATGCCTTCACGTCGTGGGGGCGGAGCGTGGAACTGGAAGTGGATATGCCAGACGAACCGAGCGACGACGACAAACGCTATAAAGACTTCGTGATGGAGGTCTTCGATGACATGGAGGGCGGGCAGACAAAATTTATTGATACGTTGGTGAACTACGTCCCGTTTTATGGGTGGGGATGGTGGGAGGTTGTGGCGGGCCGGCGCGACGAGAATTGGACTCCGCCTGGCGGCGACGATTGGCGCTCGCAATACGACGACGACATGATAGGACTGCGCCGGCTGGCATTCCGTTCTCCATCCACGTTTCAGTCGTGGGAATTTGACGACAGGAAAAACCTGCTCGGCATGGTGCAACAGGATTACCCCAACAAGCGCGTGACGCTTCCGCTGAAGGATTCGCTCCACCTCACCTACGGCGACCCGAACAACCCCGAGGGGTTATCTCCACTCGAAGCGGTGTACCGACTCGAACGGATTCGATACGGCTATGAAGTGGTGATGGGAATCGGATTTGAACATTCGGCGGGGTTTGTCTCGATGAAGAAAACTCAGCAAGGCGAGTTATCCGAATCGGACAAGTCCGTCGCCAAAGCCGCCGCCAAAGCGATCCTCACCGCGCAAGAGGGAAACTATGCCCTCTCGCCGTTTGGGATTGACCTGACCGTTGAAGACATCGGCTTTACTGCCGCCCCCGCCCTGCTGGAAACGATTCGGCATTATTCCACGCTGGTGCTGGCTTGTTTTACCATGCAATGGATCGCGCTCAATACAATGACGGGAACGGGAAGCTACGCGGCGGCGGACGATTCAAGTTCGCTTGGCGTGTTCACGTTCAACGCCATGCTTGACGGCTTCGCCGAACAATTCGACGAACAGGTCGGAAAGCGCCTGTATGCGTGGAACAAGGAAGCGTTCCCCGATCTCACCAAACGCCCCAAGATTCGGTTTAGTCACATCAACAAGCAGGTTGCGCTTGCGGATATGTCGTCGTTTATTTCGCAACTCAACGGAATCATTCCGCTTGGCATTGACGATTACATCGCCATTCGCAAGCGGTCTGGATTCTTGCCGGAAGCGTCGCCCGAAGTTTCAACAGAGCCGGCGAATCAACCGCTGGAAGCGAATCCGACGATGGATGAAACGACCGCAGAAGCCGGCGACGTTACCGACGCGGCCCTATCCATAATTCGCCAGTCGTTGAACGCAACTAGCCATGATTTTACGCGCCAAAGGAAACTCAAATGATTGACCTTGCGACCGCGCGGCGCGTGCTGGAATTGACGCTCGCTGAATACTCCGCCATTCGCTCCCGCTTTCATAGCGAAGTGTATTACGCGATTGAGGAGTATCTCAACGGTGAAAAACGAATCACGTCGTTTGAGAACCGCATGAGGATAGCGATCACCGAATCGTATAACGATACGGCGGCGGTGGCATGGACGGACGGCGGCGGGGAATTCCCTCTCGATGACGACGCAAAAACCTTGTTGAATTCGCTGATTGCAGAGGAGTTGAGTCATTCTGCGACGCTTTTCCAGCGCTTGAAAATGGCGCGCAAGGAAGGCGGGGTCATTGCGGAGATCGAAGCGCAAGTGCGCGCCGACGGTTATGCCTCCACGTTGGATAGCGGCTACGCAAACATAAAAGCCATGGCATACGGAAATAAAATGCTCACCTTCGTCGGCGAAGACGGCGAGGAGAGTTGTAAAGACTGCGCGAAATACAAGGGGAAACGTCACCGCGCAAAGTGGTGGGTCTCGCATAACGCCGTCCCGCCTTCACGGGATTTTGAATGCAAGGGCTATCGCTGTCAGCATGTATTGGTAGACGATGACGGATATTTATTTACGATATGAGGCCGAATGATTGAATCGCCCCACGTCCCCCCGCCGCCAACCTCCCCGGCCGTGAAGGAAATGCCCACGCCGAAACAACGACCCGTGAGCGACCTTTCGCCGCGCGTGGTGGGATTGGCGCGCATGATAGACAGGCTTCCGCCCGCCGGCGCGTATATGATTCGGCTGATCAAGACCGATTCAGAACATCAACGCTGGTTGATCGAGATCAGTAGTTTTGAGAATTTGCAAAAAGCGGAGATATGAATATGAGACAGCAGAAGGAAAATGCAATGGATATATTTTCCCTTTTAGGAATGCGCAATGGAAGCGCAGGGATAATTCTGGAAAGCATTAAAAGCGGTTCTTTTCTTTGTCCTATTTGCAGAAAAAACAATTTGCATTTTTATTTTTGGAAAAGGGACATGGGAGGTGAAATTGCAGAAATAAAATGCGTTGGCGACTTTCCGCCCTGCCTCATTAAATCTGATTCGCCTATTTTCAATATTTTGTCGAATATAGTATTCGAGTGTAAACAGCGTATTTACTACGATACACATAGAGAATATGAAATTGAAATGATCAAACTTTTGCTTCGTCTCGCGTCTGAAATAAAGGAGAACTAATGAATCACATAAAAGACATCATCGGACTTTTGCTTCTGCTGCTCGTTTTTCGCCTCATGTCATTTGCGATGGACATGATTAGCGATAAAAAGATTCAGAACGAGCTTATTGATAGATTGCAAAAAGCGATGATCAATGCGAAGTGATGTAAAATTGGAGTAATCAAATAAACTGCCCGCTCATGCTGACAACATGGCGGGCAACGTCGGAAGCCGATAACGGCGGCTTGTGATGCTGTAATTATAGCACGTCCAAATTGAGTCTCTTCGAGAGAGGCTTGATTGCGCCTTTTTTATTTATTTTTTTACAAAGGAAAAGAGAATGACAACCATCCCACAAAATACAGCCTTCAGATTGAATTCTAGCGACAAAGCGATGCTCGTTGAATTAGCGCGCCGATTGGAGCGCAATCAAAGCGATACTATCCGTTTGTTGGTGCGCGGAGCATTGCAGATTTTGAAAGAGCAGGATGCTGAGATTGACCCCGCGCAACCTTCCCGCCCTACTCAAACTCCTCCCCGCAAAATAAAAACTGTGCTAAAATAGATTTGCAGGTTGAATAACTCGCCGCTTGCCCAACCCCATGGGCTGTGACAGTTAGCCTTCTCAACCCCTAACCGAATACTGGCGTACTCGCCCAAAATGGGCTGGCGCAATTGAGACTCTCCATGAGTCTCGGTTGCGCCTTTTCGTTTTTAATCGCCGAGCCAAAAAGAAGAACCGCCCCGCAAACCTCCCTAAAACCGCAATTGAGACTCTCCCGTCTCAGTTGCGGTTTTTTGTTTAATTTTTTTTCAAATGAGGTTTTGCCATGCCATACATGATTGTAGAAGAAGACGGAAAGTATTGCGTCCACAAGCAGAATGAGGACGAATCGGCCGGCGAGAAGTTGAAGTGCTACGACGCCAAACCCGAAGCGGAAGATTACCTGAAGGCGCTGGAAGCGAACACGACTTCGGAGCAGGCGCGTACGCGCCGCTGGTACACGGCGTTGGCGACTTCGCTGGATAAACAGGTGAGCGCGGTGAGGGAGGCGTTTTACAAAGCGTTCGCAAACAAGCCGTTAGAAACGACAACCCCCATTGTTTCTCAATATGTCGTGGAGGTCTTCGATGAATACGTCATCGTTGACCAAAGCGGACAGTTGTATCAGGTCAATTACGCGACCAATGCCGAAGGCGGCATCGAGTTTGACGCGGCGGAGAAGTGGATCAAGGTCAAGGTCGAGTACGTCGCGCTGTCAAGCGGCGGGCGTGAGTTGAAATACGTCCCCGATGTGGTGGAAGTTTTCAGTAGCGACTTCCTGTTCGTCCAGTTGGAAAGCGGGGGCGCGGCAAAGTTGATTGACGGCATGGCGGCGGGGACGTTTACCAACATGCGCGGAAACAAAGTCACATTTTCCGCCACCGAATTACCGGATTACGTCGCGAACACCATGGCGACGATTGAATCCACGCGCGCAGACGGCGGCGAACTCGTCGGCTTGCCGATTGACGAAAACAACCACGACCACAACGGGGGCGCGGGCTGGATCGTCGGCTTGGAATTGGATACGGCGCGCAACATCATTAAGTTTTTAGTCAACTGGACGGAGAAGGGGCGCGATCTCATTTCAAAGAACCTCCGCCGTTTTTTTTCGCCCACGATTGATATGTCGAACAAGGTCATTCTCGGCGGCTCGCTTACCAACTGGCCGGCAACGCGCAACAAAAAAGGCCATTTGATTTTGAAGCCCGTCGAATTATCGCAAACCCTCAAGTTTTTACAAGGAGAAAACATGCCAAACCCTGTATCCACCGATACACAAGCGCTCGCGCAACCGCCTGTTAACCCAGAGATTGCCGACCTGCTCCAAACTCCCGAAGCGACCGCCGAACTTGGCAAGCGCGCGACGGAGATGGCGGCTGTAATGTTAGCCGCAGACAAACGCAAACAGCATGTGGTGGAATTTGCCGCCGCGCTGGTTGGCGGAACGCGTGAGCGCCCCATTGGACTCAAAGTCCCCGCCGCCGAAGTTGTTTCCGTTTTACTTTCCCTGCCCGTGCCGCAGGCTGACGCGGTGGAGAGATTGCTTCTCAAGGCGCTGACCGAGAGTATCAACTTCTCTGAACGCGGATTCAAGGTGGATGAAAACGGATTTATCCACAAACCCGCCGTGCCTATGACGTTCAAGCCCTACCTGCAAAAGTGGGTCAAGGCGGGCAAATCGGTTGCGGAATTTTTCGCCGTCAATCCCGAATTGGGCGAGATGAGCGAATACAACCTCGCCGAATTCACCCCGAAGGAGAAATAACATGGCTGACCTGACTGCAAACGCCCCCATTCGCTTACTTGGCGAAGGGTATTCAGAGAAATTTATTCTCGATACCGCCGCCGCGCGTCATGTATACAAAGGTCAACCGATGTTGGTTGACCAGAGCGTAGACGCGACCGGAAACATCGTTCAATTTGTGGACGCTGTGGTGGTTGATCCTGCCGATGTTTTCGTTGGCATCGCCGCCGAAGAGAAGGTCGTCGCGCTCGGCGGCCCGGAAGACACCGAGATTGAGGTTTATGTTGCGCCCTCCATCATCGGATTCAAGTCCACCGTTTTCACGAACGGAGAAGACCTCGGCAAGACCGTGTACATGAGCGACTCTGGCACGCTCTCCGAGACCGCCGCCGACAATCCACAGATCGGCAAACTGTTCATCGTCAAAGACGGCTACGCCTTTGTCGAACTCACCGCGCCGCAAATCTGCGCCGGCGCATAAGGAAGGTGAAACATGATTTCAGGAAATGTACCTCAGCATCTTCTGGTTGCGGCGCGCACGGGATTTTTGACGACCGCCACGCCGGAAGTTCCCGCGTATGACCCCATCGCGGCTTTGCTTCCGATGGACGCCAAAAGCATTGATTTGGTTGACCTTGGCGCTTCGCCCATGCCAACCCAAAACAAAGGCAAACCGCAAATCAAGGACTTCATCGAGAAGACCCTGACGGTCAAGCCTTTGGATTGGGACATCACCGTTTTCATTTCGCACAACGCGGTGCAGGACGACAAAACCGGCGAACTGGATCGCAAGGTGCGCTCGGCTGGCGAGAACTTCCAGCTTCACATCAGCAACCTTGCTTTCAAAGCGCTGAACGACGGCGACGCGACGACCAATTTCGGCGCGTGCTATGACGGACTCTCGTTCTTCAACAACTCCCACATTGACAAGGGCGCGGAGTATTCCACCGCTCAGGACAATCTCTACGATGTGGCCCTGGGGACGGACTTGGCTAACTTTGAGACAGTGAAGGTCGCCGCTCGCAAATTCCGTCAAGATCAGGGCGAGTTTGTTGGCTACAACCATAACATTCTGGTTGTGTCGCCGGAGTTGGAGCGGACTGCCGCGCAGATCACCGCCAACCGCGAAGATTTTGGCACGGATAAACGCGCCATGAACCCGTACGCGGGACAGATGCGCTATCTCGTCTCCTCGCAATTTGACTCGACCGCCTGGGCGCTCGTGGCTGGCGACATCAGCGTCAAGCCGATCATCATCGCCATGCGCGAAGAGCCGAATCTGCAAAGCGCGTGGTTTGACCCCGAAATGCCGGACGGCGGACGGTATTACTTCAAATTCTACGCGCGCTACAACCATTTCTATGGCGACTGGCGCACGGCGATTCTCGGAAAGACCTAATCCGAACGATTCAGCATGGAGGAGGCGACCCCTCCTCCATGATTTGAAGGAGATGCCATGTTAGCACGCGTAAAAAAGGATTATCGCTGGAAACTCGTCACCGCGTTTTCCGGCGTTGAATTTACGAAGGACGAATATCGTCCCGTTCCCACCGGGTTTGAAAGCGCGGCACAGGCGCATGA